TGCAACTGGTGGACTGTATTTTGCCCACGGTGGCAATTGGATTAGACTGAATGACGAAGTATCTGGGCCTGTAACGACCTACGTAGCAGGGACAAGTGGTTCTTCTGCATACACTTTTACTGGCCCTGGGGCTACTGCGGGTAATAATCCAAACTTTACTTTTTATAAAGGTCATACATACTTAATAGACAATACAGCAAATGTAAGCAGTCACCCTTTGCAAATAAGAACATCTAATGGTGGATCTGCTTTTACAACAGGTGTTACAGAAAACTACAATTCAACGACAGGATTGACACAATTTATTGTGCCTCATGAACCCTCCGATACATCTCTAGTATATCAATGCACTAATCATAGTGCTATGGTAGGAAACATAACAATAGTGTGATGACATGAGTTTTACATACGATCAACTTAAAACGGCTATTCAAGATTATACGGAGAATGACGAGACTTCTTTCGTTACAAATCTTCCGTTATTTATCAGAATATCTGAAGAACGAATATTAAAAAACGTGCAACTTAGTTTGTTTCGAAAGAATGTTACAGCCTCCACAACGGCTAGTGATAAATTTTTAGCTTGCCCTAGTGATTTTTTAGCGCCGTTTTCTTTAAGTCTCGCAGGAACGGATGGAGACAAATTTTTTATTGATTTTAAAGATCCAAGTTTTATACAGACTTACACGCCAGACGCTACAACGACAGGATCTCCTCGATACTACGCTGTATTTGATATAGATAATTTTATTTTAGCTCCAACTCCAAATACAACCTTCACCGCAGAGCTTCATTATTTTTATCGGCCTGCAAGTTTAACCGCCGGATCTGGCAGCGGAACTACTTGGTTAAGTGAGAACGCTGAAATGGCGATGCTGTATGGGGCGTTGATTGAAGCGTATATATACATGAAGGGCGAACAAGATGTTATGGCTATGTACAACAAACGTTTTGAAGAATCTTTAATTGGTGTTAAAATGCTTGGAGAAGCAAAAGAGACAACGGATGAATATCGTACAGGAAAAGTAATTAGGGCGAAACAGTAATGTTTAAAATAGATGTAAGTGTACCAAAAGATGAGCCTATTGTTGGAGTTAGAACAACAGACAACAGAGGTTTTACGCCTGAAGAACTAGCGCAGCAATGCGTAGAAAAAATTATTTCGGTCTCTGATACCGCCCACCCTGGGATAAGAGATCAAGCTCGTGCTTTCTCAAAGCACGTTGAAAAGCTTGTTGCATATTACATGAGACAGGCTATTCGTAGTGATCGTACAACTGTGTGTAATGCACTTGTTGATGCGGGTCATCCCCAACTGGCTGAACTTATAAGGAGACTTTGATATGGCCTTTACTGGAAACGCAATGTGCACTTCTTTCAAAAAAGAACTTTTGGAGGCAAAGCACGATTTTACTAATGGGCAAGACGTTTACAAACTTGCTTTGTACACTAACAGTGCTTCATTCACAGCAGCAACGACAGCGTATACGACTTCAAACGAAGTCTCAGCGTCTGGTTCGTATTCTGCGGGTGGTGGTAGTCTTACAAACGTAACACCGACAACATCAGGAACCACTGCTTTTACCGACTTTGCGGATTTAACTTTTACGTCTGCCACAATTACTGCGCGTGGTGCGTTGATTTATAATACACAAGCAGGTGGTGGATCTGGCACAACAAACACAGTGGTTGTTCTAGACTTTGGATCTGATAAGTCTTCTACATCTGGTGACTTTCAAGTTGTTTTCCCAACGGCTGATGCAACGAATGCGATAATTAGAATCGCTTAAAGTTTATATCTGTGTGTAGGTAACAATGGCAACTACTTTACAGTATCCGTTAAGAATCAAACAGACGCTTACGCAAACTGGGACTGGTACACAAGTTTTTGTAAATAATGATACTGCTATTTCAGGTTTTGAAACTTTGAACAGCACTTTATCAACTACGGGTCAGTGGTTTAGATATACAATTGAGGATGGGACAGCTTACGAGGTTGGAAGTGCATATTGGAATGCATCTGTGAGTTACCCCTCTTTTTATCGATATCCTATTAAGTCATCTAATAGCAATAACAGGATTGATCTTAGCGGTAATGCTGTATTATTTGCTACAACAACCGATTTTGAAGTTTCTCCGAAACAATTGCTTTACGAAGGAACTGTAAGTAGCGGTAATACCTCAGTAAGTCAAAACTTTTATGATTTAGGAAATTCAGGGGTTTACAATACTCAGTTCACAAAGTTTGAGGTTGAGATTGATCGACTAACTCCCGTTAATGATGGTTCAATTTATCTCAGAGTCTTAGATTCCTCTAACAATGCTGTTACTACCAGTATTTATCAAGGCCAATACTTAGAAGCCACAGGCAGCACAGAGTATGGAAGTAGAAATACTTATTCTTATGTAGCTTTAAATAGATATCATTATGTAGGAGGGGGCACTGGTGAATCAGGTTGGTCAGGCTCTATTTTCTTCCACCATCATCACGATGAATATGGCTCAGATCAGTATCCTATAATCAGATCAATCGGTGGGTATATTAATACCTCTAATGATCCAACTACTCATCAATCATTTGTTAACTACTTAGATTATTCCGACATTTACGGTTTTTACCTTTATCTTAGCAGCACAGGAGGTTTTGAATCTGGTGGTTATAAAGTTTATGGGCTTTTTTGAGGTATTTGAAAATGAGTGAAGAACCAGAAATTTACATCCCACCAGAACGAACACAGACAGAGGAAGAAGCTCAGTACATAGATCCTGCCGAATTGGAGAGAGTAAAAGCAATGGATGTGCGATGGGAAAGAGATCGGTTACTTGCAGAAACAGATTGGTGGGGTGTATCAGATCAAACAATGACCCAAGCGCAAACTGATTATAGAAAAGCGTTACGAGATATTCCACAGCAATCTGGCTTTCCGTTTGATGTAACGTGGCCTACTAAACCGTGAGAAACGTTAGATGTTAGGTTTTGGTCCACTATCCTCTGCGCCAATATCTGATGATGCTGAAGTAATTCCTGTTACTGTTTCAGTTACAGGTTTATCTGCTACGAGTGCCTTGGGGTCAGTAAGTGTCACTTTAGGTGCATCCGCAACAGCAGGTCACGAATTAACAGGTTGGGGTGAAGAGGGTTTTGGAACAACCGCTTGGGGTGGTGAAAAGTCTACTCTTTCAGCCATGCAGGGTCAGGTTGGAACTGCTGTTGTTGTAGAAGATGTATCTGTATCGGTCACGGGTATAGCCGCTACAGCAGGTGTTGGCAGTGTCACTGTACAAATTGATAATAGTGTTTCTCTTGGTGGATTAACTGCCACGGGATCAGTTGGTGATGTAAGCCTTGTTACAGAACAGAATGTTTCAGTTACAGGATCACAAGGTCAAGGATTTGTTGGCACTCCTGTCGTTGTTCAAGGTGGTGGTGTTAACGTAAACGTAACAGGTGTATCGGCAACATCTGCGGTTGGATCTAACACGAGCATAGTCATTGATGTTAATATTCCACCCACTGGTCTTGCTGCCGAAGGTAGAGTTGGTTCGGTTACAATCACTGAAGGTGTTGGTGTTGATGTTACGCCGACAGGTATTGCAGCGACAGGTGAGTTATCAGGAGCGACTGTTTCAGGAGATGCGTCAAATATAGCTGTCACAGGTCTTGCTGCAACTGCATCCGTTGGAACGGTTACGCTTAAAACATATCAAATAGTTCCCGCGTTTGCAGGAAACATAAATGCAACAGGTCAAGTTGGTAGTGTAACAATCATTGCACCATCATCTGTAACTGTTACAGGTTTAAGCACTAGCGCAACTGTAGGATCTGTGTTAGTTTACGGAAATATAGTCCCTGCTCCAGGCACAAGTTGGACAGGCATATCTCCAAGTCCAGGTAGTTCATGGACGGAGGAACAGCCAAATCCAAACACAACTTGGACAGAAATAGCAGCGTAAAGGTAGAAAAAAATGGCAACCTATACAACAAATGGCGGAATTAAAAAGATTGCAACGGGTGATGAATCTGGAACATGGGGCACGTCAACCAATACTAACTTTGATATTATTGACCGCTTGGCGGTGGGTGTTGGAGATGTAACATTATCAGGAACAACACACACATTGACTACTTCAGATGGCTCTACATCAGACGGTCAATATCATGTTCTTGTGTTAGGCGGCTCACCTTCTGGCACAAATACAATTACAATTAGCCCGAATGATACAAAAAGATTGTATCTTGTGAAGAATAACTCAG